TTCCAATCCATTACTGGTGTTACTACTGCATTCATCCCTATTCCCCTCAACTGCTCAAATACATACACATACATTTCATCAAGCGTTTCCGCCACGAATATGTATTCACTTAATTGCCTTTGCAGCTCGTCACGTTCTTTGGTCAATTTTTCAATCTTGTCTTGTTGCTGAAGTAAACCTATAGACATTCTTTTATGGGATGCAAGCATTAGGGAGGTATCGTTTTCCAATTCCCCCACTTTCGCTTGCTGGTGCTGCCATGCTTCCTGCCAAATTGCCCATTTCTCGTTAAATGAATCGAGGTGAAATGCGTAAAGCTTTCTTTGACCGTTTAAAACATATCGACCAAGCTCCTCATCAAAATCAACCGCGTCTCTAAATAGCCCAATCCAGTACTTTTGCTTCTCAAACTCTTCTCTACACTTATCCATCTCAAACATCCTCTACTTTGCAATTCGGCGAAATGTGGTTTTCTATGGGGAAGTCTTCGCCCATATCATTATCAATGCGGTGGCCTGCTGCTATTTCTTCGGGGGTTGCGTGGCGAACTATTACAGACCAACCGCAAATCTCATTTAATTCAATACCCTTGTTTTTATTGCTAAGCATCAAATCGAATCGACCTATAAAATCTACTGTTAATACTTCCTTGCAATCCGAATAAACATTATTGATAAAAACAACCTTATCCCCGACTTTAAACTCACTCATGACTGGCTCCTTTATGGTATTCAACACACGTTCAACTGTGCGCTTAGCTGCTGCCTCTGCTTCGGCTTTTATCTTTTTACTTCGTTGCCATTGTTCAAGATTCATCCCCGCCTCCGTATATTGATTCGTGGTCTTTGATGCATCCCTTCAAATAACCCATCCCGTCTTTGGTTTTCGCAACTAGCTTTGCCTTTTCTATTCCACCGAACTGATCCACGATGCGGAGGCTTTCCAACATCATTTTCAGGTCATTGATTTTTACTGGTTCAAAGCCACGCTTCTTGAAGTACTCACCATCGTTATCGGTTAAGTTCCAAGCCTCATGAATGCCATTGTGAAATTCAAATTGTGGTTTTGTTCTGAAGTAGTAGCCATCTTGGTAGCTTTCAGCATTGCTAGGCGCCCCCTCAACAACCTCTCTCGCCTTCTCCACCCCGTACTCACGAATAAACTGTTCTGGTTTCATACCGCCTCCTTGTAACGTTTAGTCATGGCTTCCTGCTTAAACTGGTCTAGCATTTTCAGCTTTCTTAATTTCTCGTATAGGTTCGCTGCTGCTCTTGTTTCTTCATTACGAGTACCGAGGTTGTACGCTCACGCTGCACCTCCCTCTTCCACTCTTGAACTGTGGTACTCAGCCATGGCATAAAGCTTTGCCATTGATTTGTCACAGTTCCGATCAGACATGATTTGTGGAATACGTGATTCAACATATGCTGTACGCTTTTCAAAATCCTCTTTTGTCATTGGAGTTGCTTCTGCTTTTTCCTCGCTGCCAGTTTTGGCATACAGAACACTGAGATCTATTTGAGGTGGCTTAGACCATTTCGTCTGCGTAATCCCTTTTTCTACAAACTCATTCACCACATCAACATAGTTATCTTTGAATGCTTCATATGCGTAATACGAAGAACGCTCATAGTTATTCGAGTAGTTGAGATTTGAAAACATCTCATAACAACGGTTGTAAGCTTCTTTTTCTGCATTTGTAATTTCAACATCACGGTCAGAAAGCCATTTGATTATGTTAGCTAAAGCTGCATTCTTCTTTTTGAATGAATCAACTGCACGCTGCTGCTCAGTACCGAAACCTTGAATACCTAAACACCACTTGCGGAACATTGCAGGATCAGGACAGTAGCCACTGTCACGGACCATGCAAAGGCCTTTATCTATTTGTTCACGAGTAAGTCCATCAATACAAATCTTCATTGCATGATTGATTTGTTCTGTTTTGATTCCTTCAAAGGTTTTCTCAAATGAACGTGGGGCAATTGCTTTGAAGATACCGACAACTTTTGCAGAGTTGATATGTTCTACAGCGTTTTGATTGCTAGAAACCATACTGTTCATAGCCAGCCTCCTCTTTTGCGATTAACTCTTGAATTTCAGACATACGAGTTGAAGCTTGGCTTTGATTACCAAAACCATGATTCTGTTGTTTTGGAGCGAATAGACCTTGATAGTTTCCAGTGATTGAGGTTTTTAAAGATTGGTTAGAACCTTCATAACCCCATTCAATGAAGTCTTTGTAGATAGCGTTTAGAGCATTCTTAGTTAATTTGGTTTTAGCTTGTTGAGAACGGTTTGCTACGTACTGTTCCCAAAGTTCAAGATCACAAAGGGTTGCAAAGGTGTTTTTAGTAAGTTTGATAACTTCATCAAAACTTAACTTGCGTACTCTGTCTTTGCGTTCTTTTTCAGCTTTTGCTTTCTCTTCAGCTTCTAGTTTTTGTTGTTCAAGAAGGATCTGTTTTTGAGTTTCTTGATAAACAAAAAAATGAGCTTCAAGCGGTTTGTTTGAGCGAAGCGAGTTAAATAAATTATCTATAATTAAATATCTATAAATAATATCTATTGTGTCTTTAGTTTCTAAAGTGCCTTGCGCTTTAGTTTCTAAAGTGGTGCTATTTAGTTTCTGAAGTGCTTTAGTTTCTGAAGTGCTTTTGTTACTAAAGTGCTCAACAAGTGAAATCTCATTTAATTTGTACTTGTTCCCTAGCTTAGGATTGGTAGCAACAATAGAAATAACACCGAACTCAATAAGCTGCTTTAAGCCTGCACGAACTGTAGCTGTGCTCAACTTACGAACATGCTCTTCTAGGCCTTCAATTTTTCTGCCTTGTAGTTGTGAGTAGCTAACAAAGTCAGACTCTTTGTTGAATCCACTAATGTATTCCTCTAGCTCGGCATAGACGTTACGAGCAGCATCACCAAGAAATGGCTTAACTTCATTCCGATAAAGCCGACTAGACATAACGTAGCCTTTGTCGAATTTATCTGACATGGCTTGTCGCTCTTTTTTCTTAGCAGTAGATGGGTGCAACGTAATAACGTTGTCCTCCTCCTGCTTATGTGCTAAATTTGTCTTCATTCATTAGTTCCTGATTGATGAATACGACCGCAAACCTGTTCGCGCAGGAAGCGGTTTTTTAATATCCGAATTCTTCTAAACGTGGCGCTATAGCCGTGTGTTGGAAGTCATTAATTTCCGAAGCACGATTCATAGAAAGGCGCGCCAAGAAAAAGATCGAATCAATTAATTGCTTGTCATAGCATTGATATTGTTCAGGAATTATCTTTAGACCAAGCTTGTCCAATAAAACACAAATAGTCTCAAGATCTGTTAAGCCATTGCTTTTCTTGTCATTTTTAAACTTAGATATCCAAGGGCCATCAAATCCGATTTCCTCTCCGAGAGCAGAATTCACAACACTTCCAAGTGAATGCAAAATGAGCGTATGTGTATTTCTGGCTCTTGCGTTTAATTCAACTGATAATTTGCTCATGGTTTAGTTCCTAAGCGGTTGCATTAGTTCGTTTAATTGGCTCTTTGCCACTTGCTAAGTCTCTGATTTGGTATTCGCGAGCTAAAGGGATTTTTTCATTTGGCCACTGGTATACAGCAGGAGGCTCTATCCCTAATAACTTTGCTAAGCCAACACCATTCACACCAAGCAACTTGTAAGCTTCCTGTTTGGTCATTTGCTCAACCTCAAAAATAAGATTTCTTAGTATTAAAACAAAGATAACTTATTTTTGCAAGATGTAAGATAACTTATATGAAGAAACTAGAAACTATGGGCCAGCGTATTCGCGCCTTACGAAGAGAAAAGAAATTAACTCAAGGCGATTTGGCAAAAATCGTCGGGGTTAGTGCGCCTAATGTCACTGGTTGGGAGAAAGATGCATATGCACCTAAAGCTGATCCTTTAAGTAAAATGGCCGCTTATTTTGGTGTGTCCACTTCGTATATAACAAATGGTGATGAAAGCGGCCCCCAATTGGACAACAATGCTGTTCAATTAAATGTTCTTGATATTGAAGCCTTTAAGCAGAAGTACAATATTCCAGATAGTGAAGAAGCTGTTAAGTTTGTTCAAACATCAGATAAACCATTCCCTATTCAAAAAAGATACGTTCCCGTCAAAGCTTATTCAAAGATGGGAATGGATGGGTACTTCACTGATATGGGGTATGACGGAAATGCGGGTGATGGCTATGTTCCAACTCATACAGCGGGTCCAAGAGCTTATGGCATTAAAGGCACTGGCGACTCCATGTTTCCAGCAATTCGTAATGGCTGGTATGTTGTATGCGACCCTGATGCAGATCTTGTGCCGAATGAGTTTGTTCAGGTGTGCTTGAAGGATGGAAGATGCACAATTAAAGAATTTGTCGGCATCAATGGTGGGGTTTTAAGTTTGCTTTCTGTGAATGGTGGTGAGCGATTTTTCTTTGAAATGGACGAGGTTGAAAGTATTACCGCTATTACAGATATCGTGCCGCCAAGTCAGCACAGACAAGAACATCCTTATTCGCATTAATCACAGGAAGACTTATGGACAATTCAAAACTACCAATCAATCAGATTATTGCTCGCATCAATGATGCTGCGAAACATGGTGAAGCTTTGGTGCTAACAGCCGAAGAAGTGAAGATTCTTTCCAAAGATATTGGCGACAAAGTCTTTATTCCTGTGCTTACTAATGAGCAGGTCGTGCAGTTGGTAAAAGAAGGAAAGCTAGGTCAGAAAATTAATAACACAAAAGATTAATAAACTGTGAACCCGACACAGTCTTAACAACAGATCGGGTGGAGAAATGTAATGACAGATAAAGTAGTTTTAAATGGACCATTGGAATTAAAAAATAACTCTGAAGCTCGTGTTGCTTATGAATTGATGGTATTAATCGCCAATAAGGAAGTTGGTTTTACTATGGCTCAAAATAAAAATGTAGCCGACGAACAGAAGTCTAGAGATTACTGGTTAAAACTTTATTCACAATGCCATAGCGTTGCTAGAGGAAATGAGCACGTTCCTCAGGAAAACTAGAATACTTTTTCTGAAATAGTTTTGATAGTGCTAACTATTTCATCAGGATCTGTGCAACCTTGTTGAATTAAAGCCAGGATAAGTTGGAATACTTGTTCTTGATTCATAATAAACTCCATACAACCCACCCTGTGTGGGTTTTCTTTTGTCTATTAAAGCATGAATTATAGTTAATAAAAAGATTAACCATTGTTAACTTTTCTCTTGACTAAAAAATTAACCATAGTTAATATTATCTCATCGACAAACAAAAACCGCCATAGGGGTCGAAATCTAGGCGGTTTGCATCAAATGCGGAGATAAGTATGAATCAAAGAATTGAAAAGTACAAGCTTAGCCAGGCCTTTAAGGATGGCTCGAAAGCATTCCTAGCTTTCTGGGTTATCACCTTCATTGTATTTGCATTCTTAAAAGGCTGTGCCGACGAGCAACACGTCAACGAACTCAAAGCAAAACAGAACATGTATGTGCGTGTGCAAGTGGAAGGAGCTAACTGATGAATATGTTAGTTAACAAACCTGAGTTGCTGTGCCCTTCTTTCCATTACTTGGACTTGTCTACAGACATTCAGGTTGAAGGTGATACGGTTTATTTCGACCTAACTTACGGCTGCAACGTACTTAACTGCCAGATCAAAGCTGAAACGACTTGTGACACCCGTGAAGTAAATGAACAGTTCAGTGGTTGTGCAC